TACCTTCTATATCTCTTAATAATTTTTCAGCATATGTAGTTCTTTTTTAAGTGAAGCAGGATCTTGCGCATATGCTTTTATATCATATATTTTATTATCCATACCATTAACCAAATGTCCACAAACTTAGGTATAATCGGAACTGGCTTCCAATCAAGATTTAAATAGCTTAAGTCACCGTTTATGGCTAACTCATCTTTATATTTTTGTACTGGTTGCTCGCCTCTAGAATATAATCATAAATTTCTAAAATTATTATAATTAGTATTATATCTTCCAGCAACACCTGTTCTAGTCCCGCTGAACCAATCGCCCTCTATAGCTCGGCCTACTTGCCTGCCATAATCTAGTGATTGTTTGACTTCATCAGGTACTACCTGATCAGGAAAAGAACTGCCGTTGTAAGTAGTTATTTGCATTTATTTTATTATTTTAGAAAAATTTCCTTCGTTATTGTATTTTTTTATACTTAACTTTACTTTATTTTTTATCAAATGAGGTACAGGTCTATATTTGTTTTTATTACAAGCCATAATAGCTAATCCAGAACTTATAGTAGCATCATGCTTTGTTCTGTTGTTAATATTAAATTTAGCCCAGTCTTCTAATGTTTTTTGAAAATACATATCTCCATATCCAGTTTCTAATAAACCTACATGATCTTCTATATAAGACTCTACAGCTGCAGCGTGAGCTTGCTTAATGTCCTCGCTTGAGTTAGGTATTCCACCTATTTCTTTTTCTGTAGTTGAAAGTTTATTCCAAACTTTATCAGGCCTATTAATAGAAAAACCTCTATAACCTCTTCGCTTTAAATAATATAAAAACCTAGGTTTGTTATTTTCAGCAAGTATAGGCATACCATAAAACACCATTGCCATTAATACATCTTCAAAAAATATTTCAGCTGTTTGAGGCCTTGATATATATTCTAAAAAGAAATGGTTGGGTGGTGCATCTTCCATAGAAAACTTTGTTAAACCATGTAAAGCTCCATTAGAACCTTTGCCATCTACAGTGCCTGATATGTCATAACTGTCTAAACCAAAACAACCAACGTGATCATTACCTGGATGTTTAACACCATTTTTGTTGATAACATTGTTTTGCATATTTAAAGACGGAACCCAAGAAATTAAAAACCTTCCATTTTCACTAGGATAAAAACTAACTCTAGTGTCTTTTATTCCATTTTGCCATTTAAAATTACCTTGAGTAACATTAGCTTTATTGTTTAATTCTTCATTAAAATCTATTTGCTCGTATATTTTAACTAAATTAAATAAAGAAGCTTTTGTTTCATCTCTAAAAGCGTGTTGCTCAGTACGAGGAAACTGTCTATAATATTCGTTTAAGCTATCTTGATCAGATTTTAAACCTTCAACTTCGTTTTCCCAGTGCTCAATAACTCCTGTTGTAATTTCATAACCATCAATTCCTTTGATTGAAGTTTTGCTTCTAACGAAGACAGGTAGTCCATAAGTATTGATGAATCCTTCGTAGTTCCACTCCATAGGAATGAACAAGCTATAGAGCCCAGAAGATGTTTGTCCGTTTCTATTTCTTTTAGTAACGTCAGAAGCGTAGTATAATTTTTTGAAGTTGTCTCCACCTTTGTCTAAAGCATTTGAAGTACTACCCATCATACATTTACCTACGATTCTAGAACCAAGACGCAATGTAGTTTTTGTAACCCTCCAGTTATTTAATATATTATCAGGTCTCTCCCATTTACCACTTTCATCATGAGCTAATATTTTTAGCTTTTCACCATCGTATGAGTTATCACCTGTGTTTTTCCAGTCAATAGTTGTATCTAATCCTTCTAGTTCTAATTCTTTAATATTTTCTTGGAGCTTTCTACGAGTAAGCTTCGAGGCTGGTACTCTATAAGCCAGTTCAGTTTTTGGCCGGTCCATACCATCTTGAATGGGTTTAAAAAAGAACGGGTAGTTAACTGATATGGGTACAACTTTATCCGTGAACATTTTTTTGGCATCGGCACCAGACTTGGACAATATACCGTATCTAGAATCGGAAGATATTGTAGCTTGGTTGACAAGTTCTGCGCTTGACATAAAAGAGAATCCAGATCGTCTGTTTTTAAGGTAGCACATTCCGTAACATCTTGCATCTGCTTTACATGCTTCCCAAAATATAAAGAAGAGTCTATTGGCTTCTCTATAATCTGGTGCTCCAACGTCAATTTTTGACCATTGCAAGTACATGTAATGAGTGCCAGTAATGTAAGTAGCAACACCATCATTATAAAACCAAAATCCTTTTTCTCGTCTATTAAATTCATCATCAATATAATCGTACCATTTTTCTTTAAAATCTGATGGGTATTCCTCCCAGTCAAATCTACTTTTAATTCTATTTAGCTCTTTTGGATATTCTTGTTTTTCCCAATATTGTTCTGCTTTTTTTTCGCTTCGTTTAAACGGTTCATCTGCTGTTGGTAAAGCAATCCTGAGATTCTGTATTTCAATGATTTGTCCAATTTTTCCAGTTTTACTTATTACTATAAAATCATAATCAGAGTTATATCCATACTCCCATTTTTTAAACCTATTGTTTTTAGCTAATATCTTAGGATTTACAACGTCCTTAATTTCTTTCCAAAGAGTTTGATTATAACTCACTTACTTCTCCCTTCTGCAAAACCTTTAAAAGCTTTTTCAACTTTTTCTTTAGGTTTATTGTTTAACATATCTTCTTCTTCTTGTATCCTAGTTAATATTTCAAAAGCATCCATTATAGCTAGCTTTTTAGTAGCGGCAGCATTTTTTAATCTATCAGCGCTTACATCATCGTCTGAGTCTACGATCTTTTCTTTTGCTACCTTTATTAACTCCTCAATTGCTCTTTGCCCAGCTTGGATTATTTTCCTCTTCGTTTCCTTGGTATTCATGCGTTAAAGCTATATCATTTGATTTCATACAATAAAGTCGTTCACCTTCTATAATAAACTCAAACTCAGAGTTAGGGGTAAACGTAATAAGTGTTCCAGGAGTGATTCCTATGGCTTCTAAGGCACTATTAGTATATTTCACTATACCAACGTTAGGTTGCTCTTTCCTGTTCTTTAATAAGTTTTGGTTTTTAAGTGGTTTTACAAAGCAATAATCTAAATGTGGTTTTAAATTATACATATAAATTTGCCCTGGTAAAACAAAATAAAGATCATCTTTAAAATGAGTTGAACTATTACGTTCATTACCTTTTTGATCATACCATCTTCTAAATACATTATGATGAATATATAATTCATCTCCTATATTTATTTTAGTAGTATAAGCTGCAGGAGTTGAAACTACTACAGCTTTTTTACTAATAAATCTATGGTTTTCAATGCTAGTATTGATAATAAGGTTATTACCATCAACTCTTCGTATATTGTCATACCTACTATCATATGGCTTAACAATAAAGCTATATAAGCTTTTCATTAATACTTAAGATCGTACTCTACAGAAATTGACATATTAGCATTAAACTTTTTCCAAGGTAAGACTTCATTATTTTTAGTTATAAAAATATTATATGATTGGTCTTTGTCTTCAAAAAGTATATCACTAATTGTATGTCCACCGTATACTTCCTGACCAGTTGAATAATGCATTGCATCATTTTTATAGTCAGAACCTATACTAATCTTCCTTATTACCTTCGACATCTTCTTTTATCTCAGTATAAGTACCATCTTCAACATTGATATTAATAGCACCGTATTCTTTTTCTAATACAGTTTTATATTCTTCAATATCTTTATTTGCAGCAGCTATCTCATGAAGTAGTCCATGCTTTTGGCTTTCTAATAAACCGATGTTATGAACTAATTCATTAAGCTTTGTTTGCTGATCTTGAATTGTTTTTAATTCTTCTTCTTTGATTTTCATTTAATTAAATTTAATTGTTGTTTGTTTTCCTTACTCAGGATCTTCAGGTGTCCACGCTGGAGTAGCTAGTAAAACTAGTATCTCTTCATGGGTGTAAGTCCCAACAGGCGTCAACGAACCGTTTGTAATAAAGCTAGGCTCTACCTGGAAAGACAAAACACCTTGCGTATTCGCCACGTTTCTTCTCATTGTTTGAGCAGAAGACTGGTTTACTTGACTGAACAAAACAGCGTTTGTGTCAGATAAGTTAATTACTACATAAGTTGTTGCCATTGTTTAATTGTTATTTGTTAATTACTTGTTATTTATATATTTACTTGTTTTAATCTTTTTTTACGGAGTGGGTGGTATGTCTGTTCCTCTAGCTGTTACTGCCATCCCACTTGATATTGCGTTAGCTGTACTATATGGTGCATTACCTACTAAAGCTCCAACTGCCATTCCACTTGATGTTCCATTAGCTGTTGTACCTACACCGTTTGTTAAATCTGTTTCAGCCACCCCATATCCAGTGCCATTATTACCAGCAGGCATTTCGTCTGCAAAAACCCATCCACTCACATAAGAACTATTCTCACCTAACTGCCACCAAGATACAGGAGCTGTTCCAGAAAAAGTATTTAAATTACTAGGTAGACCTTCATTGTAAATTTCTGTTACTTCAGAAGATGTTAAAACAGTGTTCCAAATAGCACAATTAGACAATTTTCCATCTACACCATATAATCCAGTATGTTCTCCATTTATCAACTTAAAAGTAAAACCTCTATCTGTTTGAGTGCCTAATGAAGATCCGTTTAAGTAAGCAGTGGCGTTAGTTCCATCTCCTGTTACACAGATATGATACCATACTCCAGCGGTTATTCCTCCGTGAGCGAAACTACTAGTAGTTCCACCAGCTCTTATCGATATATTAGTAGAATCTATAAATGGATAATAATTATGTGATGCTCCACCAAAAACCACCCCGTATATCGTGCTTGTAAAGTTTACCCAAAAACTAACGCTTTTATTACCAGATAAAGCTATATCTGTTATATCTATATAATCTCCAGTTCCAGAAAAATTCATAGCGTATTTACTATAAGGTGCAACTGTTTGTAAGTCACTTTGAACAAGGTTTGATTGAGACATTCCTGAGCTATCACCAGCTAATACATTTACAAAGCCAGGGTAAGTTGTAGCTCCTTGGTTAGTTCCGTTATTAGATCCTTTTGAATCTTGTATACCTGTAGTTGTATTATTTAATTTCCACCAAGAAACTAAAGAACTAAATGAGCTCATATCTGTTAAAGGAGTTCCATTATTATAAAGAGTTGCTACATCTGACGCGCTAAGAGTTGTATTATGTATTTGCATATTACTTAACTGCCCATCCCATCTTTCACCGCCACCACCAACATAATACCCATAAGCGCCAATTAATACAACTTGTGATGGAAAACTTTCTAATGCTGATGGAATACTTGTAGTGTTTGAGACAACATTATCGTCATCAACATATATTTTTATTGCTGTGCTTGGCTCGTAAGTTACGGTAAAAAAATGCCACTTTCCATCATTATAAGCATTTGTAGTATCTACCGTAGGTGATGTTCCGTCGCTTCCAAAAACTCTAAATGTTAATATTCCGTTGCCATTACTAGGTCTAGTATCCATAGTCAAAAGCCAAGTTCTAGCACTGCTTCCTGAATCTTTAGTAATTATCATTCTATAATCATCACTTGAAGAAGTATTAAACCAGCCAGATATACTTAATGCACTTGTAATATTTAAAGATGAGTCATTACCGCAATTAACGTATGCTCCAGCTGAAAGAGTTCCATCAAAATCTAAAGAATTTAAATAAGCAGAAGGATATACATTATTATCTACACTCCATTCCGTACTTGAACTATTATAAATCTCACTTGCGTCGAGTTTATACCAAGCTTTTAAATTAGAGTTTTGAGGTATATTAGCTAAAGTTTGTATTGGTGAACCGTAGTTATAGAGAGTTTCTACTTCTGTTGCTGATAAAGCTGTGTTAAATATTTTAATGTTAGATAAATTACCAAGAAATATTGTACCAGAAGAAATAGAACCTGTGCCACCATCTACAACTGCACCAACAGTAGTATCTTTAACAGTAGTATTTAAATCACCAGAAGCTGCTACAGCAGTAGCATCAGAAACTCCATCAACATATAAATTAATATTACTACCATCATAAGTACCAAGTATGTGATGCCATTTGCCATCGTTTAAATTTGTTTTAGTTCCTGTTATTATAGTATATGTAGTTGTTCCTATTCTAAACTTAGCTCCATTATTTTCAATATACAATTGGTAAGTAAAATAAGGCGTAGATGAACTAGATATATGTTTAGAGATGATAGTGCTACTGCTTGAGTTAGTACTAGTGAAATTAACCCAACCTGAAAGCGTTAAATCTTTTATTATTGTCAAAGAATTACCAGTGTTTATTACGTTAGGAGAATAAAAATTAAAAACATAATCTCCAATAGCATTGTTTTCTGATAAAAAGTTTCCATCCCAAGCGGATGTACCTAAAGGATAATAAGCGATAGGTGTTCTTGGTAAAGCCATCGGATTAGACAATGAAGATCCATTACCATATAATTGTAAACGTGATTTATCGAGTACTTTACAAGCAAAACTATGTTTGGTAAAAATATCAATACATCGATAAACAGTTGAAGTACTGCCTGTTCCTATGGCTTCCCTTATT